CTATGTGGCATATATTTCTGCATTGTCCTAGGGTGTATCTTCTCACCTTTACTACTAACATAGGTATCTGTCATAATATATCCACCATATAAAAAGTTAAATGCTTGATATACATAACCTGGTTTACCCACTATGCCGTCTGCCCAAGTAAAAAGATATTTTAATTTTGGTTCTTTATCTTTCAACCATTTCAAAGCTGTAGATAACATTTGAGTTTCACTGTTCTTACCCATACTATCATCCATACACATCTTACCTATTTCAAGATAGTCTTTTGCTTCTAGTGTAGGAAACAATTTCTTGATAGTGTGTTGTGGCCTGACACCATAACCAAAAGTAATAACTCCTTGTAATTCTTCCTTGATAAAGTATCCACAGTAGTATCTAGTCAAACTAGGCATGACTGGAGAGTAATGTCTAGAAGTTATGAAATCAGCTGCTTTAACTTTATGCAATAATTTTATCATCCAAAAAACTCATCTAAATTAGCCTTTCTTGAATTTTTAAATAGGTCTTCTTTAGGTCCGAAACACCACACATTCTCTATAAACATCTTGTTCATAAAGTCTGCTTTCTCTTTTTCATCTTTAAATAATGTATCTGATTTTGGTCGTTGCATAATTCTCATGCCTATCTGACCCATAAATTTATCTTTTAATCTATTTACTAATTCATCACTTGACCTATATCTAGTACCTTTAATCTTAGGATCCATAATATTGACAAACATAAATTTAGAAACTGCCATTGACTTCTCTGCGACAGGTAAATAGAAGTCATCACGCCATCTCTCATACTCATTAAATTTAGACCAAGATTGATCTGTCTCAAACTCACCACCCTTATTATATTGTTCGGTAGAAAAGTAAGGTGGAGAGGTAAATGCAACATCTATCGGTGGCAACTTGTGATATGGTAAGTCTTCAGCACCACAACGCCATATGGTTACTTTCTTAGGTTTAGATAATAGTTTATTATACTTTGAAATCTGCTCTGTATATCTAGCATATGTGTTAGGATTAGGATCACAACCATAGTATTCTTCAGCATCACTGGCAAAGAAACCTGCAAGTCTATCGCCCCAACCACATGATGTATCTAATACTCTCTTAGCATTTGTCATTTGATAGATTGCTTTTGCGACAACAGGTTTAAATTGTGTTGCGATATATGTACCTAATCTAAAGGCAGATATATAACTCTTATCACTCAACTCGCCACCTAATAATTTTTCTGACTCGTTGCCATCTAAATCTTTTATCTTCGTGAGTTTAACGCCATTGATACCACGCCATATAGGACCTAAACACTTCCATATAGCATATGCGTCACCATTTTCCCATACTTCTTTAGGTGCTCTAAAACCATAACTGCTACACTCCAGCCTTAGGTCTTGCATAAAGTAATTACTTACATCGTTATATGTACTTGGCCCATTTATTAAACCTAGTCCATATTTGCTATATGAATATTCATAATCATCATATTTCTCAAAGACCTCTTTATCAACCTGTTCTTTTGGTATACAGATAGAGTTAGTGTCAAACTTTTGTAAGTTGTAGAAGCACTCTCTCATTGTGTCTTCCGATATTTCTTTTAGTGGGAATACAGGTCTTTCTGTTGCGATATAATCGGCAAGATTTTTTCTCATCTCTTCCTTGCCATATTCTGCGTTCATAGATTCAAACGTCTTGTTGTCTAATATAGGCAGTTTATCGTGTCTAGCAGCGTCTAGGAGACGGCTATATAGTGTTTCATTACGAGTATAGTCTTTCATATCTAGTCTTTGACTTCTTCAAAATCAGCGTCAACTACATCATCATCTTTCTTTTTTTCTTCAGTTTTTGGTTTTTCTTCTTGTTGTTTTTGCATATCTTTATATACCGCTTCACCAAGTTTCATGGACGCTTCGGTTAATTCACCTGTCTTCTTTTTTATATCTTCGGTGTCTTCACCTTTCAATGCTTCTTTTAAATCATTGATGGTCGTCTCTATCTTAGTCTTCTCTTCGGCAGATATCTTATCGCCATGTTCTTCTAATGCCTTCTCGGTAGAACTAACGAGACTATCAGCATGATTTCTTGCGTCAATCTTTTCTTTAATCTTCTCATCAGCTTCTTTATTTGCTTCAGCGTCTTTCACCATTTGATCTATCTCTGTCTCTGATAGACCACCAGACGCTTGTATAGTTATCTTTTGTTCTTTACCTGTGCCTTTATCTTTAGCAGATACACTCACGATACCATTAGCGTCAATATCAAATGTGACCTCTATCTGAGGCACGCCTCTTGGTGCAGGTGGGATACCATCAAGCATAAAATTACCTAATGCTTTATTATCTTTGGCAAGTTGTCTCTCACCTTGTGTCACCACAATATTAACTGCTGATTGATTGTTTTCAGCAGTAGAAAATGTTTGACTTTTCTTAGTAGGTATTGTCGTATTCTTCTCTATAAGTTTTGTAGATACGCCACCTAGTGTTTCGATACCTAATGATAGAGGTGTGACATCTAATAATAATACATCATTGACATCACCTGCTAATACACCACCTTGAATTGAAGCACCTATGGCAACAACCTCATCTGGATTAACTCCCTCATGTGGTTTCTTACCAAAGAATTTCTCAACCTCTTCTTTTACCTTAGGCATTCTTGTCATACCACCAACTAATATAACTTCAGTCACATCTGTTGATTTTATACCAGCGTCTTTTAATGCTGTCTGACAAGGTGCAAGTGACCTTCTAATTAAATTATCTACTAGACTTTCAAATGTCGCTCTGTTCAATTTAGTATTTAAATGTTTAGGTCCTGTCTTATCAGCAGTTATGAAAGGTATATTGATTTCTGTTTCAATGACAGATGATAATTCACATTTTGCTTTTTCAGCTGCTTCTCTAACTCTTTGTAGTGCTAATTTATCTGACCTTAAATCCATGCCTGTATCATTTTTAAATACAGATAGTAAATGATCCACAATCGTATTATCAAAGTCTTCACCACCTAATGATGTATCACCGTTTGTAGATTTAACTTCAAACACGCCATCACCTAATTCTAGGATAGATACATCAAAAGTACCACCCCCTAAATCGTAAACTGCAATCGTGCCTGATTTCTTTTTATCTAAGCCATATGCTAATGCAGCTGCTGTGGGTTCATTGATTATTCTCTTGACATCTAGACCTGCAATCTTACCTGCGTCTTTGGTCGCCTGTCTCTGTGAATCATTGAAGTAAGCAGGTACAGTTATGACTGCCTCTTTAACTTCTGATCCTAAATATTTCTCAGCAGTCTCTTTCATCTTCTGTAAAGTGAAAGCAGAGATTTGTGATGGTGAATACTTTTTACCTTTTGCTTCTACCCATGCGTCTCCGTTATCTGCTTTAATAATTTTATATGGTGTTGTTTGTATATCTTTCTGTACAGAACCACCTTCAAATGTTCTACCAATTAATCTCTTAACTGCATAGATAGTATTCTCTGGATTGGTTACAGCCTGTCTCTTGGCGGGCATACCTATCAATGTCTCATCACCAAATGATACCACGGAAGGTGTTGTTCTTGCACCCTCTACATTCTCTAATACTTTTCCTTGTGTTCCTTCCATTACGGCGACACAAGAGTTTGTTGTTCCTAAATCTATTCCAATTATTTTGCTCATTATATATTTCTCCTTTCTATATTATATAATAACGATTCTTGAAATGTCAAGTGTCTAAAAAAATTCATCTAAAGTAGCCTTTCTCTCAAAATTCCAACCGATTGCATTGACAATAAATCTCAATGGTTCTAGAAAAGATTTGGTAAACATCTCATCATAATCAATATATTGATGTAAGTTAAACTCTTTTGGTAGTTTAGTTGAAAAAGATATTACATGTTCTCTTATAGGGTTTGGTTCTTTTAATGTTATAAATTTTATCTTGTCGCCATCTTGTATTACTTCATACTTTCTTAACTTATTTTTCTTCAACATATTATTATAAATCAAAGCGCCTTTCACATGAATAGGAGTTGACTTTTGATATATGTCTTTTGATGAACTATATTTTTTAAGATTGTTGCAACTTCTTGGATATGCAATATCTTCAGGCGATAGTTTCTTAAAATGATTTCTAAAATTTTCTATGAAGTTTATTAGTGAAGCTTCATCTTGATTCATAATAACTTTTAGTGCCTCTTTAATTTTTACACGACAAGGTGCAGGAGTTGAAGACTTGACTGCCTCGATACCCATAATCTTTAGTTTAGGTTCTTTTAAATCTAGACCTTCTTCATTATATACATTTAGGATATATCTTTTCTTAGCAGTCCATATACCTTTGTTAGCGATAACTTCTCGTTTCATAAACATCTTTTGGTCATATGCTTTCACATACCCAGCCAATCTAGAAAAACTTTTGTCAATATATGGTTGTAGTTTTTCTTCACAAAATCTATCTAATACTTTTACAATCTTTTTATTATCAAGTTTACCCTTAAATACTTTGTTTACATTCTTTACAACAGAATCTAGTTTTATATAAATCGAATCTGTATCAGAGGCAACAATATAGACCTCATTGTTTGTTTGTAGTATCTTATTTAAATATTTGTTTACGTCTCTTTCGATCCATCTGATAGTCAATTGACCTGCCATTGTGATACCCTCAGCATGTCTTACATCAAAATATTTAAAGTATTGATTACCGATAGCACCATAGGCACTATTCAAAGCAATCTTTCTCGCAAGTTGAATATTATAATTTTTAGATATCTCATTCTTCAATCTTGAATCGCCTGTCTCTTGATATAATGCTTTCGCTTTTGCCATCTTATCTTTATAGATGACTCTCTCTTTGTATAGTTTATCCATTAACTCAGGAAGAAAGCCTTGTTTGTCTGTCCTAAATTGAGCACCATTGGGAGTGATAGTCCTCATATCTAGGTCAGACAAATCAGATTTTTGATTTAACATATTTTCTACATTGACACGATTAGGATCATAGCCAACCATAGTCTCAGGAGAGATATTATATTGCATAATCAAATGTGGATATAGACTATTCAAATCAAAACTTACAATCCAGTTATGAAAACCTACGACAGGATCTTTTACATAAGCGCCCTCGTATGCTCTCGACTTCTCTGATTCTTTATTTGCAGGCACCACAATATTTTTAGATTTTAGGTGATTGAATATTATAGTATCCCACATACGAACTTGACCGAATACATCTTGATAATTTACCTTCGCCTCATAGGCCATGGTCAAATGTAATTCGATTAGTTTCATCTTGTCTTCTAACTTATCAACTAATTCTACATCTTGGATATTATATTCTATAAACTGTTGATAATCTTTTGTATAAAATTCTTTGAAGGTGTCATATGGATTTTCATTCTTGTTCTCACCTAATTCTACCTCGCCTATGTAATCTAACTTATAACTTTCACGTCTAACGAAAGTATGTTTACGATATAGGTCAAGATAATCTAGAGTAGCGACACCCATGATATCCCAATACTTTTGTTCTTTGTTAAAACCTTTAGCAGTAACCCTAGCACTTTGTTGTGTCACCACACCCCAAGGACTAAATTGTAAAATATATTCATCACCCATCAGCCTTCTAAATCTATTCATTAGATAAGGCATGTCGAAGAACTTTACATTCCAACCTGTGACTATATCAGGATTATATTCTAACCAGAACTCTTTAAACTTCTCGATCAAATCTCTCTCAGTAGCACACTTGACAAAGTTTACATCTGGCCTATCATTAACAAAGTTATTCATGCCAAATACGACTATCTTTTTTGTAGTATGTTCTTTTGCTGTGATTGATATGATAGGTTCTATCGCTTCGTCAGCGTCAGGAAAACCATTCTCACTTTCACACTCTATATCGATTGTGATTAGTCTTATCTGTTTTATATCCCAATCTACCTTATCAGGAAATTGATCTGCGATGAAAGAGTATTGATATCTAGTATTGCCAAAGTATTCAAAGCCACTGACATCTTCATACTCATCAATCCATTTCTTGGCGTCTGGTATACTTTCAAATTCTACCTTGCCTACATTACGACCGTCTAGTGTTTTGTATTTTGATTCTTTGTTTGATGGCACAAATAAAGATGGCTTATAATTTACCCTATACCTCTTATGACTACCATCGTGATTTACACCACGAACCAATAGTCTGCCACGATATGGCAATACCGATGTATAGAACTTCATATATTATATTTGTGTATTGTTAAAATGTTTTCTTAATGTGATTAATTTTTCCTCTGCATTTGCAAGTTGATCGTTTAATTTATCTAACTCTGCTATGTGTTGAGGGTGTTCACCTATCGCAACAGGATTATCAAAATATATAATCATAGTTGATTTTGCCGAAGCAATATCTGATTCATATTTTTTTTCTAATGCCTTGTATAGATGATTATCTGCTTGATGATTTTTTGCCATGTTCACTCCTTTTCATTATTAATAATTATAACATAGTTTACTTTATTTGTAAAGCAACTACTATCTTTTTTCCAATGGTAAATTAACTCCTCTTGTATCATTGCCATCGCTTCTCTCAATCCAATGTGAAAGAACAAACTTCCTATTTGGATTTACATTGACTTTAAACCTAGTCAATAAATCTCTATTGATTAAAAATGTGCTTCTTGAATCTTTTGTTGTTAGGCCAATCGGCACATCTGTATAAAACTTGTTATTGAAAGTTAGGTCAACCATAACTATCGGTCTCTTATCAACTTGTTCCATTCTTGTCGCTTCTGAATAACCTTCTAGTTTGCTTGTAAATTTCTTGCCATCTTTCTCCCATTTGACAGTCTTGCCTGACACATCAAACTTATCAACCGTAAACATTGACGCCTGAGTACCATTACCTGTATCAAACTTCGCTCTGACAGGTCCGTAACCATCGACAATGATCCTCTCGTGAAACCCTGCCTCTCTTGTGAAAGAGTGTTTTCTATGAACATCTTGGGTTAGATAATTAAATAATCCTTTTACAACACTGTCTGTTGTAGTTTTTCCTATGTGTGATCTATCTTTTAATTTTGTATTGTATAGAGCAAAAT